AACTTTAACAGTTGATCGTGGAATTATTGGAAGTTCAGGCGCATCAGGTTATTCAGGCTATAGTGGATCAGGTGTTAGCGGATACAGTGGCTATAGCGGATACAGCGGACTTGATGGAACTGCACAATCTGGCGTGTCAGGCTACAGCGGATACAGCGGCAAAAGTGGGTATAGCGGGTTTTCTGGCGTAGGTGTATCTGGCGCTTCAGGTTTTTCAGGCTATTCAGGAAGTGGCTTATCTGGATTCTCTGGTTTTAGTGGGTTTAGCGGACTATCAACTTCAGGTGCATCAGGTTACTCTGGCTGGTCAGGCATGTCAGGGGCATCAACTTCTGGCTACAGCGGTTTTAGCGGACAATCAGGCTACAGCGGTTTTTCAGGTAGTGGTATCTCTGGTTGGTCAGGTTACTCTGGTTCTGGAATCAGTGGATGGTCAGGCGCTAGCGGTATATCAGGATTTTCAGGAATTGGGACATCAGGTTTTAGTGGCATCAGCGGGTATAGCGGTTTTTCAGGAAGTGGTATCAGTGGGTATTCAGGCTTCTCTGGTTCAGGCATCAGCGGATGGTCAGGTTTTTCAGGTCAATCAGGCGCTTCAATCTCTGGAACATCAGGCTATTCAGGCTTCTCCGGTTTCTCTGGAATTGGAACATCAGGTTTCAGTGGTATATCAGGCTACAGCGGTCAGCAAGGAACATCGATTAATATTAAAGGTTCAGTTGCTAATCCTTCTTTATTACCATCAAGTGGAAATAATCCTAACGATGCTTACATTGTGGATTCAGATGGTGATCTTTATGTATGGAATGGATCAGCATGGAATAATGTAGGTCAAATTGTAGGACCGGCAGGCGCGTCAGGCACATCAGGCTATTCTGGTTACTCTGGTATTGGAACTTCAGGCTATAGCGGATTCAGTGGAATCAGCGGATTCTCTGGGGCAGTAGGCGCATCCGGACTTTCAGGTTGGTCAGGAATTTCTGGGCAAAATGGCGCATCAGGCATCAGCGGTTTTTCAGGATTCTCTGGAAGTGGAGTGTCAGGCTATTCAGGTTACAGTGGAAGTGGCATATCAGGTTACAGCGGGTTTAGCGGAGCAGTAGGCGCGTCAGGAATTTCAGGATTCTCTGGACAAAATGGGGCTGATGGCGCTAGCGGTTTCTCTGGAATTTCTGGGTTTAGCGGGTTTAGTGGAAGCGGTATATCAGGCTACTCTGGCTTCTCTGGTTCAGGTGTGTCAGGCTATTCTGGCTTCAGTGGTCAATCAATTCAAGGCGATTCTGGATTTAGCGGATACTCCGGTATATCAGGCTATTCGGGCTTTTCAGGCAGTGGTGTGTCTGGCTACTCCGGTTTCAGTGGCTATTCAGGCAGTGGGGTATCAGGTTGGTCAGGAATATCAGGCTTCTCCGGCTATTCAGGAATAGGAACGAGCGGATATTCTGGAATCAGTGGGTATTCAGGTTATTCAGGCGCACCCGGTCTTGGTGGAACTGTATCAGCTTGGGGTTCATTCTGGGATACTACAAATCAAACTGCAACTATAAATACACCAACTGCAATTACATTTAATAGTTACGATGCTGGTTCAAGGGATGTATCTATTGGATCACCTACATCAAGAATTGTATTTGCTGATACAGGCACTTATAGCCTTACTTTTTCCATTCAATTTACAAACACTAGCACCGCATTAGGGGCAACTCAAGTTTGGCTAAAGAAAAATGGCACAAACATTGCTGATACTAATTCGCATTATGATGTTCCTGATAAACAAGGAAGTGCTTTTTCATCAGAAATATTAACTGTCAATTTTGTTTTTGATATTACTGCAAATGATTATGTTGAATTATATTGGCAAACTACTAATGCAAATGTATCTATACAAACCATAGCGGCAAGTGGTGGCTATCCAAGAACACCATCAGTTATTTTTACTGCAACACAAGTTGCTTATGCAATATCTGGATTCAGCGGTTATTCAGGATTCAGTGGGATATCAGGACAAAATGGCGCATCAGGAATATCAGGCTATAGCGGATTTAGTGGTAGCGGGGTTTCTGGCTGGTCAGGCTATTCAGGCGCAGTTGGGACTAGCGGAATTTCAGGCTATAGCGGTTTCTCTGGAACAAATGGAAGTAATGGCGCATCAGGAATATCAGGATACTCCGGTTACTCTGGAAGTGGCATAAGCGGGTATTCAGGCTATTCTGGTTCAGGTGTGTCTGGTTGGTCAGGCTTCTCTGGTTACAGCGGAATTGGAACATCAGGCTACAGCGGATACTCTGGAGCGGTTGGGGCATCAGGTTTATCCGGTTTTAGCGGTTATTCAGGATCAGGGGTATCAGGCTATTCAGGCTATTCAGGTTCTGGTGTGAGCGGTTATTCTGGCTTCTCTGGCTACTCTGGAAGTGCATCAAGTATTGTAAGCAAAATGATCTATGATCAATTTACTTCAACTGCTTCACAAACAACATTTACGACATCTGCAACATATACTTCTGGCAAAATTGAAGTCTATTTACAAGGTGTTAAAATGATAAATGGTGTTGATGTAACTGTAACTTCTGGAACTTCAGTGGTATTTGGAACTGCATTAGCAGTATCACAAAGGGTTGATTTAGTGTATCCAATTTAATAAAGGACAATAATGGATAAGATAACACAAGATGCTTTGGCATACTTTAAGCAACATGATCCACAACATTATAGATTTTTATTAACAAATAATTATGAACGAGCAGTTTTTCTAAAGGGTGATCCAGTTTATCCTAGAGAAGCTTGTCGTTATCTTTGGGCTAATAGAAATCTGCTAGGAAAGAACATTCTTGAAATAGGATGTTCTACTGGCTATGGATCACAATTTCTTCCTAATAACATTAATTATTTAGGATTAGATTACGATCCTATCATTATTGGGGTCGCAAACGAACAGGAATGGGGCTTAAACACATCTTTTGTTTATGCTGATATCAATACCTTTCCTTTAGAACAATATGACACCATAATCGCTTTTGAATTGATTGAACATCTTGATAATGGACTAGAAATAGCCCAAAAGCTAAAAAAGCATTGCAAACGCCTTTTATTGACAACCCCACATAATGAACCTAAAGGTTTTTGGGGTGAACATCATAAACTTCACGAATTAAACGAATCACATTTTCCAGACTTTCATTTTAATTATATTAATGAACATGGCTATATTTCAGATATGCCTAAAGCAATGAATGATCAAAACAAATTTAATCTTATGATTATGAGGTGGGATAGTGAATAAGATTTTATGTTCTGTTTCGACTAGGGGTCGATACCATACAACCTTACCATTAACTTTAGAAGCAATTATCAATCAAACAAAGCTTCCAGATAAGCTAGTTATTTTTGATGACAATGATGATCCACAAGATATGCGAAAAGAATTAGTCTATGGCTACTTTTTTCAAATGCTAGAAATAAAAAAGGTTGAATGGGAATGGATTTATGCTGGTAAAAAAGGTCAGCATCATAATCATCAAATGGCTAACACAATGGGATTTGATTGGGTTTGGCGTGTGGATGATGATGCAATCCCAGAATCTAATGTATTAGAACGACTATCATCTTTTATTTATGATGATATTGGTGCAATAGGTGGTGCAATATTAACCCCACCTTTACAATTTGAAAAGTTTAATCCTACAGGCAAACTAGAAAACATTGATGTAGAACCTAACATTCAATGGTCGCCTATTAAAAAAATTCAAGAAGTAGAACATTTACATTGTTCTTTTCTTTATCGTGCTGGTGTGCATGATTATTGTTTAGGATTGTCCAGAGTAGCCCATAGAGAAGAAACATTATTTACTTATGGATTATTCCAAAAAGGATATAAGATTTTAGTCATTCCAGATGCAACAACTTGGCATCTTAAAAACCCCAATGGTGGAATACGATCAGAAACCAATCAAAAACTTTATGAACAAGATGAATATATTTATAGAAACATCATAAAACATAAAGACAAAACAATTGTAATATTAGATTGTGGCATGGGTGATCACATTGTATTTAGTCATGTATTGCCAGACATTAAAAATCCAGAAGTATTTACTTGCTTTCCAGATATTGTAGCTGGGCGACCAATTTCAGAAGCCTATGCTTTATTTGGAAATCTTGATCAATATAATATCTATGGAAAAATGTGCGAATGGAAATGGACTGATTCCATAGAAAATGCTTTTAGGAAGTTTTACACATGATTATTATTAGCCCTTATTCAAAAACTTTAAGGAATGGAAAGATTAATCCAAAGAACTATCCTTACTGGAAGGAACTTATTAGACTGATTGATGAACCTATAGTTCAAGTTGGCATAGAAGGTGAAGAACAATTAGTTGATGACTTTAGAAAAAATTTATCTTTACCAGAATTAAGAAAACTTATTCAGGAATGCAGAACTTGGATAAGTTGCGATTCTTTTTTTCAGCATTTAGGCTGGGATGAGAAAAAGCGTGGTATAGTTTTATGGTCAGTATCTGATCCAATAATCTTTGGTCATGCTGAAAACATCAATCTTTTAAAGGATAGAAAGAATTTGAAAGATCAATTCTTATGGTGGGAACACACAGAATTTGATGAAAATAAATTTGTTTCGCCTGAAAAAGTGATAGAATGTCTGCATCGTGAATTCTAAAGAAACGATAGATGATTTATTCGATTTTCTACAGAATAAGACAATCAAAAATATTGGGGCTGATTCTTGGGATAATAAAAATTATTTGGTTATTTTATTATCTGATGGGTCTTGTGCTTATATATCTAGCCCTGACAGTCTTTATCTTGCCATTGAAAGGCATCTTATTAATTAGTAGAAAGAAATAGAATGGACATGAATTTAATTATCAACATCGTATTGGGTGTTGCCTTGTCAGTAGGTGGTTGGTTTGTTAGACAAATGTGGGATGCAGTTCAAAATCTCAAATCAGATATCCAAAGAATTGAAGTAGAATTACCCACAAGTTATGTTCGTAAGTCAGACCTTGATGCAAGATTTGATCGTTTAGAATCCGCATTAGATAAAATATTTGAAAAGTTAGATACCAAATTAGATAAGTAAATGCCCTTAAAAAATAAGAGCAATAGAAAAGAATACTTAAGGGCTTGGAAAGACAAGAACCGAGAAAAGAATTTATACCAGCAAGCTAATTACAGATCAAGAACTAAAAACATTCCATTTGATATTGAAATATCAGATATAATCATTCCTGAAATATGCCCTATCTTGGGGCTTCCTTTAAAAAAATCCATAGATGGTAATAGAGATTTAAGCCCTAGTCTTGATAGAATAGACAACAATAAAGGCTATATTAAAGGCAATATTCAAGTCATATCATCTAAAGCTAATACCATGAAACATAATGCTGACAAAACAGATTTAATTAACTTTGCAAAATGGGTAAGGAAAATTTATGAGTAAATATTCTGAAGCTGGAAAAGGTTCAACCAATAAGCTTAAACAAAAGAAAGCTTTTGATAATGGTTACGATAATATCAAATGGGAAAAAGAAGAAGAATCAGAAAGCACTTGGGATGAAGATAGAATGGATATTATTGGGATCAATGGCAATACTGGCGAACATTATATTAAATAAAAAAGGGGCATTTTAAGCCCCTTAATTATTGGTAAATACCGATTTTCTGAAGAACGCTATTCACCCATAAAAAGTTATATTTTTGTATAACTTATTTATTCATAACATACATAGTAACTTCAAAACCAAATCTCATTTCTTGAACTGCTGGAGTTGTCCACATAGTATATATCCTTTTATTATCCAAGCAATTTGCCTGTAAATATAAGATTATCTGTTTATGCAGACAAAGCCATCAGTAAAATCATTAAAATGGCAAGTCAGTTTTATCTTCTTGCTTTTGACCAGCACCATCTCTAGGTTGTGGCACTTTCATTTGAATCCAGCCATCAAAATTGATAGGCAATGATTCAATTAATAATGCAGTTCCACCATTTTTAGAATCCATAGCAACGCCTACACGATGCCATCTAGTTTTTGTTTCACCATCTTTTTGATATTCGCCAGATTTAGCGATTAGATCATGGGTTATAGCCATTTGATATTTCCTTTAAGTTATTAATAATAGTTTCAGTTTCAGAAAGAAAATCGATCACCGACTTTTCCATTGTTTTAATATATTCATCATCACGATGAATGCGCTTTACGAATCCTTTAAGATGATCTGGCATTTCTGGATCAAATGAAACGATATCGCAAAATTCCATTTCAGGCATACAGGCTAATTGCCACATTGCTTGATCATAATACTGTTCTAGTTGCTTGCCACCAGTCAAATAGTTATCTAAATGATTCTCTGGATTAGGCACTTTAATTTCAATTAAATGATTTTTACTAAAAACTATTCCATCCGGGCTACATTGGGCATCTTTAATAGTAGGGTGTTTAACGATGGCTACTTGATCCACAAACACATTATGTTTAACTTCATACCAAGCCCTAGCCAATGGTTCTAAATCAATACCGCGTTGCATAGCGGGCGTTTTAAATGTGTTTAATTTAAGCCCAGTCAATTTTTCCCTAATAATTTCGTTTTTATATTTGCGTCTGACTAATGATTCTGCACCTGATCGACCTTCAGTAAGGATATCTGCCACCCTTGACCCACCTATCCGGCCAATTCGCAAAGCCATCCATTCTGGACTGCCCTGATGAATATCACGAATAATTCTTTCTTCTAATGTCATATTGTTTCCTTTTTTAATTTTAAAAGAATGGTATATACGATCCATTGTGTTCGCATATATTCAGATTCTGGGTAAAGTTTATGGGCTTTAGCTAATAAGTTTTTCATAGTTCAGATTTCCTTTTATCTTTAGCATCAATAATAAGTTTTGATAATTGACGATCATTCTTTACTTCATTCATTACAAAATTATAGTTAGATTGAAGTTCTTCTAAAGACTGGGAATTGCTAATTTTATTAAGATAATCAGTAGCATTTAATGCGGCACTTTGACCATCATCATCATCTGCATACAAAGCTAAAAATGCTGAAATAGAATAGCGCCTAATGTAACTGACTGCACTGCCCATGCCTTGTGGGTCTTGTTTTTGTAAAGGACAGACGGCGGTATCTTCAATCCATTCACCTGAACTATGGATTAAACGAGTGGTTAGATGAAGCTTGTTGTCGTCTGATGAACTTAAAGATTGAATGATTGCAATGTTATTGTCATTGAGTGGCTTTTTTACTGCGTCAATGACTGAATTAATATTGGCATATTTGGACTTGAAGTGTGGATTGGTAGAATCCTTCACTGCAAACTTGATTTCTTTTTGTGCTGATACTAAAGCTTCAGCAATAGCTTTGATGCTATCTGATGTTTTCATGTCTTGTCGTTTCCTAAAAGTTAAATAATATTTTCTATTGTAGCATCATAGATGGATTTAGCCCATCTGCTTGATTCGTGTTTAGTATAAACAAAATAAGCCATATCTGAAATAACTTTATTTACTTCATCACGAATGCGACCCATTTTATCATCATGTGGATCAAACATAATGGAATGTGTTTTATTTAACAAAACGCCATTGCCTTCATAATCAGCATAAAGATCACCAAAATTTTGACATTGAAAAGTTAAATAATACTCAATTAATTCAAGCATATTTTTAATTTCATCAGTGTCATCATAAAAATCAGGATCAGGTTGATGTAGTGCCTGAATGTGTATCTTATTTTCAACTGCTTGGTTTTGATCTGTCATGTCAGCCCCTATAGGTTGTTGATTTTGTTGTATATTAGTCTTATCTTCTTGATTTGGCAACATTTATTTTATCCTAGCCATTTCATAACAATTGGTGTAAGAACATAAAGACAAATTGCGAACCATGCCCAGAATGCAGTAGCAAAAATAAGTCCAAGTATTAAATCTTTTTTCATTTTAGTTTCCTTTGTAGTCATTGTATGGAACAGAATTAGTAGGGGTTACATATTCGTATGATCTAGTCATAGGATTATATGTATTAACTGCATTGGGCGTAGCCCATTCCCATTTCCTAGTCATAGGATTATGTTTAACTTTAGCATCATCTGGAACATAATGCCATTCTTTAGTCATGGCATTATAACGAAGTTTAGATTCGCCCCCGACCGCTATGATCGGGAGTGCAATTAATAGTGCGGTTAATAGTGTTTTCATTATGCCACCACCACTTCATCATCGTAGCCTAATGAATCCCAAAATTCATCATAATTTTTAATATTAGCTTTTTTAGCTAAATCATGTTCATCAGAATCAAAGCTTTTCCAAATATAATCAATTTCAGCGTCATTAAGACCACCAAGAATTTCAAATTGCATAAATGGTTCATCACCAATTAATTCTTGGATTCTGTAAAAAAGAACTTCTTTATATGGGCTTGTTACAACGATATCCTTAACAAATTGAGTTGAACTAATTGTTAAAGTGTTGTTTTCGATTTTGATAGTTGCTTTAGTCATTTTAGTTTCCTTAAAGTTTCGTTAATAAAAGTGTGTTGCTAGGTGTTAATATATACCTTTAAATATTAATGTCAAACTTTTTTACAATAAAAATTGTAACAAATTGTAACAAAAAAAAGGGGGCGCTTCAGACACCCCCAAACCCCAAATAAAACTATTTGATTATGGAATTACAACAGTCCATTCGTCTTTATCTTTTGCTTTAGATATATAACCCGGCGATTGAAATCCAAAGTCATATCCTAAATCTTCCAATCTGTAACTTTCTTGAATTGCTATTTCAGATGCTTTTTTTGCGTCAGATAAATTATCATAAGTTAGCCATGATACTTTGCATCCTGATCGCATACTAATTTCTTTTGGATATTTAGTTTCCATGTTAGTTTCCTTTTAGTTGTTATAGATCAATTACTACATATAAGACAAATTGCCTTATAAATACAGTTTATCAATAATTTGTAAATAAATTATTAGCAAATTGTAATTAATTGTAATAATTTGTAACAAATTGTAACAATTAGAAGCTTCAATTGTAACAAATTGTAACAGAGTGGTCAGACTGGTTATTCTGGTTCGACTGGTCTATTTTCAGGATCGACTGGCTAAACTGGTTCTACTGGTTACTGGTTAAAGTGCCTGTTCTGGTTCTACTGGTATAATGCCTTATGCGATCAGATGAACACTTGGCACAGTCTTTGCTTATTAAATGGTTTAGACTTCAATATCCTTTACTGGCTAAATGCTTATTTGCCATACCGAATGGTGGCGTAAGGCACATTGGAACTGCCATAAAACTCAAATCAGAAGGTGTTACTGCTGGAGTATCAGACCTATTTTTAATGATCCCATCAAATGGAAAACATGGTCTTTTTATAGAAATGAAGAAAAAAGATGGTAAATTACAACAAAACCAAGCAGAGTTCTTAAACCTAGCAGAATCAATGGGTTATGGTGCAGAAGTAGCCTATGGATTTGAAGATGGAGTAGAAAAGGTTAAAAAATACTTGCAAGAACCCTAATTTTTGTTTTATAGTTCAAAAAAGACAAGATTACGAAGGGAAACTACTTGCACTACTATCAGCACAATATTGCAGACTACCGCAAAGACACGACCCATTTAACCCTATTAGAACATGGTTGCTATCACCAGCTACTAGATCAATATTATCTAAATGAAGAACCACTTCCTTTGGATGACAATAAATTATTTCGATTACTTTCAGCAAGGACACAAGATGAAAAGAATGCTATTAAAAGCGTGCTTAATGATTTCTTTATTAAAACTGAAGATGGTTATGTTCACAGAAGGTGTGAAGCTGAAATTGAACAGTTTCATTTAAAAGCAGAGAAAGCATCAGAATCAGCCAAAAGAAGATGGGGTAATGCGAAGGCAATGCCAACGCAATGCGAAGGCAATGCTAACCATAAACCATTAACCATTAACCAAGAACCATTAACCAATATAGATATATTGTCTGATTTTGAAATGTTTTGGAAAGAATATCCACGCAAAGAAGGAAAATCTGTCTGTAAAAAAATCTGGAATACGACAAGACCAAATATAGAAGTTGTTCTTCAAGCTTTGTTTTGGCAGAAAGAATCCAAGCAATGGTTTGAAAAAGGTGGGCAATTTATTCCAATGCCGGCAACATATTTAAGGCAAATGCGCTACATGGATGAAAAGCCTGTTTCAGTAACATTCTAGGATGGGAAGATGATCAATGAAATCTTATGTTTATCACAAATTATGTTTGGCGAAGCTAGGGGTGAACCTGATGTGGGAAAAGTTGCAGTCGCTTATACTGCGATTAACCGCAAAGCCGATCCAAATTATCCGAAAAGTATTTGCGAAGTAATGAAACAAAAATCGCAATACCAGTTTATTGACTATGGTGTGCCAACTAAAACACAAGTTGCATATCTTATGCCATTAGCTGAAGCAATACTAAACGGAAAAATAGACGATCCAACAAGGGGCGCTAAATGGTTTCATACCAGACAAATGCAAAAACCTTTTTGGGCTAAACAAAAAGAAGTCAAGATAGCTATATCGAATCACATTTTTTATTAAAAGATAAGGACAAGAAATGACAACAAATAACACAATGCCTTCTTTAGAAACTTGGGTTCGTCAGTTAAATGGCGAACTCAATGTTTCAGCGGTGGCTAATGTAAGAGCAAAACTTCCAGAAAATGTAAAACCTTATTCAGTATTTTTAAGAAATACAGGAACAGTAGGATTATGTTCAGCAACTAATTCAAGGCGTGCTAGAGCATGTAATGTTGAATTTGTATTTGATGGTGATACAAACAAGCTTATTGATGTAAGATTAATTAATAAGGATTAGATATGAAAGAAAAAGTATTAGCTTACTTAATAGAAGAAACAGATTATAAGGGTGATGTAGTTTGGAAAATTATTTCATTCTTTGAACCTGATGAACTTTCATGGCTTAAAGATTTAAAAAAGCAAAAACATAATTTAACTATTACAGAACTTGTGGCTGGAAACATTAAATATATTAATGGAGTTAAAAAGTATGATAGCAAACGCTTGGTCGAATCTCATATTGGTCTTTAAGATTGTTGGTTTTGCTTTGTGGGTGGTTATATTCTTGGTTGTTACATTGGTCTTATATTTCATATGGGAAGAATTTAATGGCTAAAGTTATAAACTTTGCAATAAAATTATTAATAATTGGTGGGCTAATAGGACTTTTTATTGGTTTAAGTTTAATGTTAGAATTGGCTTTTATTCGATGATTGCTACTATGGAAGTTTTATTTAGATATTTAGTATTTGATGATGTGGGCGAACCTATTCGTAGGTTTAGAACAAAACATGAAGCTGAATGTTATGTTTTACACAGACCTAATCATAAAATAGAACGATTACCACCACAACCAAAAGAAAATGTATTTAATTTAATAACAGACGAACCACCATTTTAGGAAACTTATGCAAGAACAAGACAAGATAGGGTTTAAAGATATGATGAATAGTCTTTGCACTATTTATGGAAAGCAACCCCTAGATAAAGATACTTTGCGTATCTGGTTTTATAAACTTGAAAAGTTTCAATTTAATGAAGTTACAAAGGCATTTGATAAATATGTCGATACTTCAAAGTTTATGCCAACGCCTTCAGATATTCTTATGCTGGTTAAAGAAAAGCCAGTCCAATACAATTCACTTCCAGCACCAAAACTTTCATTAGATCAAAACAGGCTTTATTCAGCTAATGTAATGAAGTATGTGGATGATCACAAACCTATTGAACAAAAGAATTTAAAAGATATGCGAGCATGGGCATATCGTATTATTGCTAACCCCAAAAATTACCCAGCTATTTCTTTAAAATTTGCCAAAGATGCCATTAACTCTAAATAAGAAAGGATAAGATATGACAGATGATTTGTTTCAAAAACCACAACCCCAAACACCACAAGATGAATGGATTGGAATGCCTGAATTTCATCAGGAAGATTTAACGCCTTATCGTGTAATCAATGTTAGATTTAGAAACGAAGAAGATGTAGCTAAATTTGCAGAACTCATGGGTCAGCAGATTACACCAAAACTAAAGACTATTTGGTTTCCCTATGCTGAATTTCGCAGAGTTGCACATTTAAGGTATGTCGATGAATCCTAGATATCCTATATACATTGTATCTAAAGGTAGGGCTGACAGTAGGCTAACAAGTAAAGCCCTAGAAGAATTAAAAGTTCCCTATTACATTATTGTTGAAGAACAAGAATATCAAACTTATGCTGAAGTTATTGATCCAGCCAAGATTCTTATTTTGGACAAAAGATTTCAAGATGAATATGAAACTTGCGATGATTTAGGCTATACCAAATCAAAGGGGCCGGGTGCCGCTAGGAATTTTGCTTGGGATCATTCAATTAAAGCTGGTCATAAATGGCATTGGGTTATGGATGACAATATCAAAGCATTCTTTAGGCTTAATAGAAATCTAATGGCTAGATGTAAAACACCTAACTTTTTTAGAGCATCTGAAGATTTTGTGGATCGATATGAAAATGTTTATATTGCTGGTTTTAATTATGATTTCTTTGTTCAGTCCAAACAACAACATCCACCTTTTGGATTAAATACCAGAATCTATTCATGCTTGCTTATTAGGAATGATATCCCTTATAGATGGCGTGGTCGTTATAATGAAGATACAGACTTATCATTAAGAGTGCTTAAAGATGGGTTTTGCACTATTCAATTCAATGCCTTTTTACAAGAAAAGCTTCAGACCCAAACAATCAAGGGTGGTAATACTGATGACTTTTATTCTAAAGAAGGAACGCTTCCTAAATCAAAGATGTTGGCTGATCTTCATCCAGATGTTGCTAGAGTTGTTTGGCGTTTTGGAAGATGGCATCATCATGTTGATTACAAACCATTCAAGAAAAATAAACTTATAAGAAAGGCAAGCGTAATCATTCCAGAAGGCAATAATGAATATGGAATGAAGCTTATTAGCATACATGATGCAAATTAAATGGAAAAAGATTAGTGAATATTGTATTGAATGCAACAATGTTTATATTTCACGCTATAAAATTGCGTCAGGTGCAAATCGATACGCTTTATGGCTTAACTCAAAACTTATCAAAATTGATGATGATGTAAAGGTGCTAAAAAATGAAGCAGTGGCAATTATCGAAGCAGAATCTTCCAAATCTTCTGACCTACTTGGAAAACTTGCTAAAAGAAGGCAAACATCCAGTAATTACAGTGAAAGAAAGAGTTAGTGCCGAAACTACAAGAACAATTCAACAAAATAGATATTTGTGGGGGCATCTTTATAAAAGCATTAGTTCTTATACTGGATATCAACCATTAGAAATTCACATGCTATGTGGTTGGATGTTTTTGCGTGAACAGAAACAGATTGGTGATAAACAAATTGAATTTATAAAGTCCACGACTGATTTGAGTGTGGATTCTATGCGAAGTTATACCGAAAGTATTATTAATTATTTTACGGAACTAGGATGGAGTGATGATGGAACAGACTTTTCATAGGGATTTACAAAGGGGTATTGATATTGAACTTGATGTTTTAAATATCATTAAAAAAAAATATGTATCAGCCACCCTTGTTAATAAATATAAAGGCTATGATATTTGGATTCCAGAATTATCAAAATCCATAGAAGTTAAATCAGATTTAAAAAGCAATTACACTAATAACATAGTTATTGAAATAGAAATGTATGGCAAGCCATCTGGTCTTATGGTTACTGAAGCTGATTATTGGGTTTTTTATGATGGCAACCAATATGTATCCATAAAACCTATGGAAATTATAAGATGTATATTTCTTAATAAATTAACTCATGCTGAATTTATAGGCAAAGGCGATACAGTTCCTAAAAAAGCATTTTTGGTTAAAAAGGATATTTTGTTTCAATATGGTAAAGTATTAGGAAATGACTAAAGACGAAAAAGCCCATTACGATAAATTGTCACAATTAGGGTGTATAGTTTGTAGGCGTGAAGGATATGGGTATAGTCCACCACATATTCATCATATTAGACATGGCGTAGGTTTATCCCAGCGTAGTCATTGGTCGTTAGCCATACCGCTATGCCCCAATCATCATCAAAATGGTGGATATGGAATAGCTTTACATGCTGGACAAAAGGAATTTGAACGCAAATTTGGCACTGAAGTCGAATTATTGCAACAAACAATTAAATTAATTAAAAGCAAATTATGATAGAATTATTAATTGGTGTTATCCTGATGACAATCGTCATCTATTTTATGAACAGGTAAAATTATGAAAAAAGTATATTCAATCAAAGAAGCACAATTAGAAATTCCTACAGTAACAATTGGCGAATTCTTTTTAAAACTTCTTCATGCTTCAACCAATGGTCATATATTACATTTACAGACTAAATCTTATTCAGAACACAAAGCCCTTCAAAAATATTATGAAGGATTGCCAGATTTAGTTGATTCAATCATCGAAGAATGGCAAGGTGCATATCAAAAGATTGTAGAATATCCAGCAACTTATGAAGCACCAAATCCTGATGGTTTAACAGAAGTTATGGCAGTTAGAGATTTTTTGGTTAAGAATCGTGCAGTGGTAGGTGATTACACATCTATTCAGAACTCTGTAGATAATCTTATGTCACTTCTTGATTCTACAATTTATAAGCTTACATTTTTAGATTAAATGCCTTACGCCCCACTTAATGATAAGTGTAGGGAATTAGGTTGCAACAATCCAAAAACAAGTCGATCCACCTTTTGTTCTGAACATGGTGGTGGCATTACTGACAAAGGTAAAGAAAACGATAAGCTTTACGCAACTGCATTCTGGAAACGACAAAGAAAAATTCAATTAAGTAAGAAGCCATTATGTGCATCATGTTTAATTAATGGTCGTGTAGTTCAAGCAGAAGTTGTGGATCATGTATTCCCACATAGAAGGGATGCTAATAAATTTCGTCAAAATCTTTGGCAAAGTTTATGTGTGCCATGTCATAGTCTAAAAACTTCTGAAGAAAATAAAGGCAATTATTTTTACTATTCATCCAATGGAATCATTCAATACACTGACGCAGATTATGGCATCGAAATTACTAAACAAACAGAATTTGCGTAAGATTTATAAACTTTGTATCAGCCTTCCACCATTCAATGAATATCAGATGCCACAACCCCACAAGATTCAATTTTCAGTTATAGATTCAAATGAAGTTATGGGCTATTTTCATACAGAACCTATGCGAATTGAAATTGATAAAATGTGTGATAGTTTCTTAAAAATATTTGAAACTATGATGCACGAGTGCATTCATGTGTATTTATATAAAGCAAACCATTCTGATTTTGATCAACATAATGCAAAATTTGATAGATTAGCCAAAAGGATTTGTGATATATATAATTTTAATTTAGAGGAGTTTTAAATGGGAAGCTTATTAAATTTAATATTGCCAGCTTTAGTTCCAGCAATCTCTGATGGTGCTAGAGGTTTATTTGCTAAATTAATTGGTGGTGCTGGTGGAACGCCACAAAATATGCAAGAACGCATAGAATTAATACAAGCTGAAACAGAAAAGCTTAAAGCATTATCTCAATTAGATAATCCTACTGGCGAACCTTCAAAATGGATCATTGATTTAAGAGCATGTTATAGATATGTCATCATTACATTTATTCTTATTGCTACTATATTTGTAGTTTATTCACCAAGTGTTTCATCAGCAATTGTTAGTGTATTCCTAGATATGACTGGCGCTTGTATGTCGTTTATTATAGGTGAACGAATGTATTTAGGATTAAAGAAGTGACAAAGTTATCAGATCATTTTAGTTTAGAAGAATTAACATATTCAGATTTGGCAGTGCGTCATGGCATTGATAATAATCCTAATGGCGATATTGTTGTTAATCTTACACGCCTTGCCAAGTTACTTGAACGAGTTCGCTTATTACTTAATAAACCTATTCATATTAATAGTGCTTATCGTAGTCCTGAAGTTAATAACCTTTTAGGAAGTAAGCCAACATCTCAACATTGTGTTGGTTGTGCCGCTGATATAAAGGTTGGCAGTATGACACCAGATCAAGTAGTAAAGGCAATAGTTTATAGTGATATACCCTATGATCAAGTCATTAGGGAGTTTGATAGCTGGGTGCATATAAGCATACCCAACAATGAAACAGTTAAGCCACGCAAACAGGCACTTATTATAGATAAGACAGGCACACACCCATACGCATAATGAATGAGTATGTGTTATGTGATATATTGTGTGCGTTAGACTATGCTAAATGGGTAGTGTGTATAATGTGTATCGTTTATATAATAAGAAAGGATAATGATGGACAAGACAGAGATATTACGGACTGCTAATGAATATATATGTAATGATAGGGCATCCACGCATGGTGAAGCAGAGAACAACTTCACCAATATCAGTAGGCTTTGGTCAGCTTATCTTAATCATCCAGTCACGCCCCAAGATGTAGCAATCCTTATGGTCTTGTTAAAGGTAGTTAGATTCAAAGGAAATCCAAGTCATGTTGATAATGCAATAGATATGTGTGGATATTCTGCACTGGCTGGTGAGATAGGGCAATCGTCTGAAACACGCATGGGAGTAGGGAAATAATGAATAACTTAATGTTTTTGGGGTTGCTAAATCAG